CTAGCGATCGCCCTTGGCCTTTGCGTAGGAATTCCCCACTGCTTTGCCCATGCCTGACACCTTGTTGGAGTCGGGTGTGTAGCGAAGTTCCGGCTTGTTGGCCCTGCATTTGGAGCAGACCAGGCGCGGCGCGAGATTCCAGTTCATCGCTTTGACCTCCGGACCGTATTTGTCTCTTAAACCCTCAAGGTCGAGCACCGCGTAATGAACGCAGTTGCGGCAATACGCCGTGATCTGCATGTTCCCGTCGACCAGCGATTGGAATGTCCAGTCGCTCATCCTCGAAACCGTTCAGTGTACCAGGTAATCTTGCCGTCGACCTTCATCGGCTTGTGGATCACCAGGCGCTTCGGCAGGTGTTCCGGATGCACCTCGAGCAGCGTGATCTTGATCTGTGGCTTGCAACGGCTGCAATCGAACTTCAGCGCCAGCGGATCGACGCCGCCGCCATAGACCATCATCAGGTCGGCCGACCTGATGTAGCGGACATTGCCGCAACTGCATTCGGCCTTCACAAGCATGTTGTGCCGGGTCGCCTTGCCCAGCGTGTCGATCGGATCGTGTTCCATGAGAACGTAATAAGAACAAATTCCCAACTGCGGTCAAGGGCCCCATCAGCCTTCGTCGAGGAAACCCTGCACCGAGGCGTGCCGCAGCTTGGGCTCGCCGCGTAGCGTCCTGACGCTGGCTTTGATGCCGGGCTTGACCCATTCGACGTCAGGCGTGATCTGTGCCGTGGGAACGTGCGGCGGCGCTGCCTTGGCCTTCTGCACCCGTTTCCAGAGGCGGTCCTTTATCGCATCCGTGGTGGCGATCACGGCCTTGCCGACATATTTTCCGTCCCGCGCGAACAGCCCCTCGGTCCACTCGCCGGCTTTTCGTTTGACGCCGATCAGATCCAGTTCGGCGATGTCCCAGCATTTTGTCTTCAGCCAGGCTTCATCCTTGGCGCCGCTACGATATGGGCTGAACTTGCGCTTCGACACCACGCCTTCAAGCCCCATTCGCTCAGCCGCATCGTAGAACTCGGCGCCGCCGCCCTCGACGTGCTGGCTGTACTGGATGATGCCCTCGGCCGGCTTGATCAGGTCCCACAGGATTGCCTTGCGCTCGATCGCCGGCCGCGGGCGCAGATCCTCGCCGTCCAGATACAGAATATCGAACGCTACAAAGGCGAGCAGCTCGGCGTTCCATGCCATGCGCGAATGCATGGCGTGGAAGTTCGACCGGCCGTCCGGCTCGGGCGCGATCACCTCACCGTCGAGGATGAACGATTTCGCCTTCAGCTGCTCGGCAGCGGTGACGATCGGCCAGTAGCGCTTCGACCAGTCGATGGCGGTGCGGGTGAAGGCACGGGCGCCGGCCCAGTCCAGGATGATCTGGGTGCGGAAGCCGTCATATTTGATTTCGTGGATCCAGTCGTCGCTGACCGGCGGCTCCAGCACCAGGACGGGTTCCTGTGGCTTGATGAACTTCAGCCGGTCTCCGGCGTTACTCATACTCGATACCCCGCACCGCGATTCAAGTCGGAAGGCTGATTAAGGTTCCGGGGTATTTTAGACGAATTGTATGTCGGAGTCGTTGATGACCAAGCTTTCCGATCTTCCCCGCCCAACGGGCCGTCTCAAGGCAGTAGACCGCAAGCCGGTGACCGAAGGACCAGAGATTGAGATATGCCCGGTCTGCGGACAAGCGATCGACATGAGGGATATCGGGCAGCTGCTCTGGCATGTCACGGAAGACCATGAGCCACTCGAGCTCGACAGTTGAACAGCCGCCGGCTCCAAGCATCAAGGCCTAGGACGCAAAAGCCCGCCGCACCTTTCGGCACGGCGGGCTTTTCCAGGGCGCGATCCTTACTTCGATCGCGCGATCTCCTTTGCCAGGTCGCCGATGTCGCGGCGAAGGTCCCCGACCTCGTCAACGAAGCGGTTGCCGACTTCGATCAGCCGATACATGGCCTGGCGCTGCTTTTCATTGTCAGCGCGCCCGGCGATCAGTTCCATTGTGTAGCCCTCGATCGAGGCCGCCAGTTCCTTGACCGCGCTGTTGTCGATGAGGGCGCCGGCGACCTCGACCTGGCGCTCCGCCGGCGTGACGGTGCCGCGACCGAAGCGAAGGCCGAGCATTGCCAGGAGGCCGAGCAACGCCAATCCCACGAAATTGGCGATCGGCACCAACTGTTCGGCCGGAATGCCAAGGATCATCAACGCCTCCGCTGCGAAGCACCGACATCAGCCCATGCCCGAAAAAGGTTCCACATTTCGATCGTCATGAAGGTGAGGTAGACGATCACCCCGGTGCCGGAGCCATCGGCCGTCAGGACGGCAACGAGGACGCCGAGCGCAATTTGACCCCAAAACACGCACGACGCGATGGAAGCCCCAGCCCTGAAATGGGGCGAGTAGCGGAAACCCTTGAAGGTGCCATTGACGATGAGCGCCCCGAGCCGAAGCAGCGCAGTCATGAGACAGACGTTGGCCCAGAACGCTTCATTGCCGTAGGTAGCGATGATAGCCATCGACGGCGAGCGGTCGAAGGTCAGCGGATCCATTGCCAGGCAACCGGACCAGCCGAACAGCGCTCCGGTCATGATCCATTCGGTGACGCGCATCCCGAAATGCTCGCGGATGCCGCCAGCGATGCGCAGCACGATCATGTCTTGAGCTCCGCTCGGCGCGCAGCGCTGGCCTTGGTGTGCAAATCGCATTCGGCGCGCGTATAGAGCTTCACCGCGCAGCCTGGCGCCATCGTGCGGTCGATCTTGTTCTGGTCGGCTTGGGTCTTGCCCTGTGCGCCGGCGAGGCTGTTACCGAGGGCCTGTCGGAGCGGCGTCACACCGCTGACGCCCGAAGTCGTACACGCCGCCAGCGTCAAGGCACTCGTCAAGAGACATGCGAGCGTCAACGCCCTTGTGAATCGCATCGGTATTCTCCTTTTCGATCTTGGCGCGGACTTCGTCGGCGCCCCAATGCTTGATGAGTTCGTAGCCGCCGAGGGCGGCGCCGGAGACGGCGACGGCCAGGACGGCCCACGCGATGATGCGGGCGAGAGGGCGGGGAACACCGACGAAGCCGGCGACGAGCGAGATGAGGACGCCCATCAGCGCCGTGCTCCCGTCTTGAATGCCTCGACGCCCTTGGCTTCGCCATGGCGTGCGACCAGGAACAGCCCGCCGGCAACAGCCGCAATCGCCAGCATCCAGACCCAGCCAGGCACGTCGCCGGCAGCATCCTTGACAGGCTGGATATAGCCGCTGGCGGCGCCGAGATTGCCGATGATGCCGTCGAAGAAGCTGCCGATCAGTGCCGCGATGCCGGTGAAGAACGCGCCGACTTTGGTCAACCAGTTCGTCTTCACCTCCGGCACCTTGTCACGCACGACGTCGGCCCGCGCATCCGCGCGCGCGGCGGGAATGGCCCGCGGCTTGGCCTTCTGCAGGGACAGCAGCAGCTCGTCGTCGATGCCGTCACCCGCCGGCAGGCCATTGTCAGAGCGGAAGGCGCGGATCGCGGCTGCGGTGAAGTCGCCGGCCTTGCCGTCGACGCCGCCGACCTCTGTATAACCGAGATCCTTCAGCTGCTGCTGGACGCGCTCAACCGTTGCCTTGTCGACGGCCGGCACCACCGCGGCGATCGACACCGGCTCAGCCGAAACAGGGTCCGCCGCTGGCGAGAATGGCGTGTCCCTGATCTTTTGCCATTTGGCAAAGGCGGCGGCCATCTTGGTATCGTAGGCATTTTTTTTGTAGCCGGGACCATTCCAAGTCCTGGCGATGACCGGCCAGCGATGCGCGCGCAGATCGTCGTCGATCTTCCACGCGACCAGGAGGCGCACTGTCGCCTCGAGGTGGTTGGCCTCGGATGCCAAGAACGCCGTCACCAACGCCTGCGGTGAAGTGTACCCGGCATCGCGATGGTTCTCGCCGAGAATCTGGGTCAAGCCCCACGAAGCGGCCATCAACGCGATCGTCTCGTCGATTGCCATCGCTTTGACCAGGCGCGGGTAACTGTCCTTGGGATAGGGCTTCATGCCCCATTTCGGATAGGCGAGCCCAGCCTTGACCGCAGCATCCCGTTTCATGCCCTTGCCGAGAAGCCGGTAGAAGACATGCGGTTCGAACAGCATCTTCGGCCGGCCGGCCGCATCGAAGCCGGATCCTGCCGCCTCGACGTCCATGAAGGCATGCAGTTCGTCCTCGCCAACCCCGATCTCGGCACCGATGCGTGGAATGTCTATGTCTTGCAGGCGCACCGCTGCGCCCTTGAACGAAGTGTCCATGGGTTTTCCTTCGGATGTTGATTGACTATGGTCGGCGGCGGGAGGCCCGCGCATGAAATACGACGAACCGCGAGGGGATTGGTTTTCGCTGCCCAAGCCGTGGCTGGAGCTACCTCAGGCGATGCGAGACAGCGTGGTGCAGGCCGCCGGCGAGATCAGAACCTATGATGGCGGGCATCTCGTTCATGTCGACGGATTGTGGGAAGTGATGAAGAGCGGCACTCAGAACGATGCCGACATCATCCTCAACGCGCTGCGTAAGGCGAACTAGCCTTCGTAACTTGCCGAATTGCGATTTCTTTTGGTTGCATGTAAAAGCCCCTTTCGCTCGGGGGAATACAGATGTCTTCGCACCAAAATGCTGCACCGCAGCAGTATCCAACGCTGGACGGCTTACGCTTTCTGGCATTTGCGATGGTGTTCTTTTTTCACTTCTCGGCCGGACCTGACCACCCGACGCTCAGCATGCTTCAGGCGCAAGGCTGGATCGGCGTGGAAGTGTTTTTCACTCTGTCGGCATTCCTGCTTTTCGGCCTCTTCGAAAAAGAGGTAACAAGAACCGGACGGATCAGCATCTCGCTTTTCTACGCGCGAAGGCTTCTGCGCATCTACCCCCTAATGATGCTGTTCGCGATTGCCATGTTGATCCTGTACGGGTCGGCGAACGCCGACGCATACGGCTGGCTCCTGGGCCTTGCCTCGTTCGTCGGAAATTTCATTTACTGGTTTCCGGAACACGCCAAGTCCGTCCCAAACACCGGGCATCTCTGGTCCCTGTCGTACGAGTTCCAGATTTACCTGATCCTGCCCCTGTTATTTCTGGTCTATCGTGCGGTCGGCAAGCGGGCGTTTCTAATGGCGTTGCTTTGCGCGCTACCGATCTGCTTGGTTGGCCGTGCAGCATTTGCACTGAGCGGGATCTCTATCCAGCCGATCTACATGACGCCGTTGCTGAGGCCGGAATCGACCATTGCTGGCCTTCTGATCGCAATGGGCGTGACGAAAAAGCTCCCTATCTGGACGGTCGCTACGGCTTTCGCCTGCAGCGCTATCGGGCTGGTGACCCTTCCTGATCTTCATACCAGCGTAGGCTCAGTAATTGCCTTTGTAACAGCTGGCCTGTTCGCGGGATCACTGTTGCATCTGACTCTCTACGCCAAAAATCTTGGTACAGTCCTACAATGGCGCCCGCTCGCGTACCTTGGCCAGATTTCCTTCGGACTCTATGTCTTCCATCTCTGGGCCTTTGGGCAGGGCATGTCATTGCTGCGAATGACTTCAATCCCGGAGAATTATGGCACTCGCTGCCTGGCAGGCATGGCTTTCTGCATCGCCGTTGCCACCGTGAGCTACTACTGCCTCGAACGGCCAATCCTGCGCCAAAAGCCACGTCAGCAAGCCAGCCCGTCTCTCCCTGGGTCTGTGGTGCCAGCTGAGTAAACACTATATCTGCGCAGCCGCAACGAAGAACGCGTCGACCTGCTCATCATTGAAGCCAAGCGCGGCAAAGCCGGATGCCATCATCGGCTCTGTTCTCACGAACGAATTACTGTTGTCATAGGCGATTTGGACGGCCGGCCCTTTCGCGGCGATGAATGCCTCGACCTGGCCCAAGAGGCCGGACGCAAGAAGCTGGAGCTTAAACTGACGAGCCGAGACCGAGCCCGGGACGCGAACCACGGGACCAGGCAGCCCAAATCCGGCCAATACGTCTGTCAATTCCCCTTCGCTGGCGATTCGCGTGGGAACGACAGCTATGAGATCCGCCACACTGCACCCAGATGACAGTGCATCTTCCGCTGATAGGAATAGGCCCTCGGGCAGAGAATTCACATATGCCCCAGCAGCACTCGACCAGAAGCGGCTTTCGTCGTCGGCAACGATCCAGAAGCGATCAGTTAGCATGGATATCTGCCTCTAGTTGTATAGGCCAAATGGTGTGACGCTGGGGTTTGTACCTGTGCCGGCGGCACTGCCCGGTAGATAGCTCGTTCCGGCGTTGTTGGTGTTGATAGTGCCATTCAACGCAGCATTGTATCTCGACCCTGTGGCGCTTCCTGAAAACGTGTTTACCGGCACATTGATGAAGCCGCCGAACGCATTCGCGAACTGGGTTCCGAAAGCTGGTGTGCCGGTGATCGTGATCGTTTTGCCCACGCAAGCCACGAGGCCATAGGCTTCAGCCCACCAGTGCTTCGATGCCGATCCTGTGATGTTGTAGTTGGCGTTGATCGTTACCGCCGCATCATTGTCTGCAAGGATATGCCCGCCGGCGCACGCTCCAAAATCCATTTTCCCATCAACCGTGATCTGGCCTTTGTTGGTTGCCCACAGGCATTGTCCGGAAGTTGTGGTTTGGAGCTTCAACCCCGAGACCGAAAGCGCAGAGCCTCCCCCGCTCACCGTTATGCAACTGCTGGAGGTCGTGGAAATTATCACGTTGGCAGGGGTGATTGCGTCGCCGACGACGCTTACGAGACCGCCGACGAACGGAGCGTTTACATTGACGCCGGCGGTATAGGTCCCGGCGCCGACTTGGATGGTCACGCCGAAGCCGCCTAGGTCCAAAGTCTTAACGACGTCGATAGCTTTCTGCAGCGTCAGGAATGCGCCACCAGCATTGTTCACAAGGCCTGTATTGCCGTTCGATCCGTCGGTGCGGACGAAGTAAGTTCGGCTTGCCGTCAGCCTCTCTCTTTTTTTCCCGGCCGCGATTTGCAGCAGATCGAGTTGCGTCATGGACAGGTCTTCGGGCGCGCCCGTGCCCGCAGTCGTGCGCCCCTTGACGGTGGCATTGGCCATGTTGGCGAGTTTGACGACGGGAATAGCGGGATTGGTGTTATCGATCGCGATTCCGGTACCGGGCGAGATGCTGCTGACGGGACCGCCCGCAGCCGCATCCGCTACCGGGAACGGCCCTTCCCATGCCGTGCCGGACCATCGGTAGAACGCGAAAGCGATGCCGATCTCGGCATGCAGGAAGAAGAAGCCTTCATCGTCGGACGTCAGGACAATGGCGTCGCGCTCGGCGATCGTGCCTGAGGCGTTGGGGTGAACCCCGACCAGCGACAGCGTCACGAGCACGCGCGACAGCGTGCGATTGAGGTCGACGATGTCGGCGGCGTTCGAATTCTCCAGCGCAATGGCGTAGGCCGCCCCAGCAGCGGTCGCGCCTGGCCAGGCGTAGGCCAGCGTCAGGTGCGTGTCGTCGGTGACGGACAGGATCGGAACGGCCACGCCAAGGCGCGTGAACATGCCGCCTGCGACAAGCCCGAGCGCCCACGCGGTACCGGTGCCGGTGACCACTGCATTGCCGTTCGTCACGGATACCGTGCCGGTGGAATAGATTGATGCCATTTGGATTTGCCCTTTAGTCGGGAACAGCGAGGACGAAGTAGCGGAACACCCAGCCGCTGCCGGCCGTGTCGTTGACGCTGAAGGTGATGGTGTGCGCGGCGGCGTCGTAGACCCACCAGTTGGTGAGCTGGAGCGTTACCCCGAATGCAGAGGACGCCCAGTTGGCGTTGATCAGAATGTCGCCGTCGTTGAAATTGGCGTCGGCGCCGACCTTCTGCAGAGCCGTCAGGATGATGGGCGGATTGTCCAGCGCCGGAACCGCAAGCGTGTAGGTTCGCGCCGGTGTCGAGACGCCCGGTGTCCCTGAGAACAGCATATCCGCCACCTTCCCATAGGCGACCACCGGGCAATAACGATATTCGCTCCACAGCAGGATGTCGGCCGGCACCGGTGGCGAGGCCGCGCCCGGGCGCAGCATCTTGATCTCGCCCTCATCGGTGAACAGGATCTTGCCGGAACCGCCCGTCGTCGGCACCTGCTGGTTCTGGACCATGACATTGTAGAAAACCGTGATCGACACGGCGTTTCCGTTGACGATCGTCAGGTTGTTTCCGGAAATCGAGGCATCGACAAGAAAGGCGCTCGAGGGTGAGGAGAAAGACGCCATGTTGCCGGCCGCCGCCCCGATAATATAGGGGATCGAACCATCCGGCACGTCGACGCCGAGGGCGATCACCTGCGTCTGTCCAGCGGTCAACGTCGTCGATCCCGTGGCGACGATCGTCAGGGGTCTTTGATTCTCATGGACGATGCACTGTGAGGCAATCGCCGTCCTGGCATCGACCGCGCCGCGAGAGATGCGCGCGTAGCCGCGCTTCTCGTCGACCACAAAGAAGCAGTTGCCGACGATGGGCGGTGTCGACAGGGCGGTATAGTCCCGGTCGCAGGGAAAGCGGGTGACGATCGACATGGCGCAATACGGACTGGCCACAGCGCCAAATTGCGAAACCATCTCGTCGGGATGGTTGTTCAGATTGTCATAGGCCGAGGTTGTCCGAATGCCGCTGTTTTGCTTGACCTTGGCCATCGAATTGGGATTGCCGTTGGTCAACGTGTCGTCGCGATAGATCCTGGCCTTGTTGTTCGTCGGATCGATGTAGCGATGCTCGATGATCGGCAGGAAGCCGTAATAGGCGATTGCCCGCGCCGCGTGGCAGAAGACGAAGCCGCCGCTCTCGCATTTGAGAACATAGTTCGACGAGTTGCAGCCGGCCGGATAGTAAGTCGTGACCGTGCGCGGCCAGATGATGATGTCGTCGATGTAGCTGTATTCGGTGTTGCGCGAATTGAAGCGGTGCTTTTCCCAATCCGTGTCCGGCGTCGACAAAGGATCGTAGGACGCATCGGCCATGATCTTGACCATCGGCACGCCGCTGCCGTCGAGCCCGATGAAGCCGCGCGTGCTCATGCGAACAGTTCGATCTTGGCTTCTGTGCCGTTGCCGGTGATCACCAGCTTGCCGTTGGCGGATTGCAGCTCTTCCACGATGGCCGTGCCGATCCGCGCGACCTGCAGCTTCAATTCGCCGCTTGCGAACACCAGGGGCGTGCCGTCGTTGGTTCCGTCAGTGACGACGAACTGATCAGCCTTGATGACAAAGCGCGAGAACGGCGCCAAAGGATTGCCGCCGGTAAAGCCGGCTTCCATGACATAGCCGGCATCGACCCAGACGTCGCCGTTGGTCGCGCGTACCTGCGCTATGAGGCGGGAGGTCACGTCACCGCTTCCGGCGGTGGCAATGAGCTGGAACAGCCCATCCGCCGAAATTAGGCCGACCGATGCTTCGACGGCCGTTGTGGCTGCTGCCAGCGCCACAAGCTCATCGTCGATCTCAGTGATCGACGCCTCGAGCAGCTGCTGCGCCGCGGCGGTGGCATTGCGGAAGCGAACGGCAACCGAGTTGTCCTTGGCAACGCGACCAGCGGCATCTACCGCGGCGGCGGCCAACTGATTGATGCGCTCTATGATGGCGACGCGCGTATCGGCGACAAGCGTGGCGAAGAGATCGTAGATGTCTTCCTGCACCTGACCGAGGCCGACCGACACGGCCGGTACCGTGGCCGCCGGCGTGTCGACGGTTGCCCAATCGGTGAAGAACGTCGTGCGCACCGGGCGCGTGATGATGCGATGGCGGTATTCGTAGGTTGTCGCCGCCAGAACGCCATCGCTGGTGATCAGCACCTGGTCGGGCACATTGGCGCGCTTGACGATGCTGTCGGTCTGACCCTGCGGCCGGTATTCGATGTCGATCGACACGACGGTGATGTCGGTGAACGCATTCCAGGTGAAGCGCAGGCCGGGGATTTTCTCCGCCGAACCGGCGACCTGCTGCGCTACGCCGAAGGCGAGGAAATTGGCGGCTTCGGTCTGATAGTCGGGCGGGCCGGGAAGCTCCGGCACCGGCGGCACGGTCGTGTAATCGGTGCCGTCGAAGATCTCGTCGCCGACTTCCTGCAGCTTCAGGTGGATGTTGCGCGCACCCTTGTCGCCGAGCGGCCCCAGCGTCTTTTCCAGCATCTGGAATTTGCGGGTGCCGAACTCCGCCGAATCCCATTCGCACCAGCGCCCGACCTTGGCATCGGCGAGGAACATTGGATGGATGACGATATCGCCATTGCCCTGGAACCGGCTGGCCTTGAAGGCGATGTCGGCCAGCCGGTCGGCGACCTCCGCCTTGTTGACCCCGCCGTATGGTATGGCCACTGCCAGGCGCTCGCCATCCTCGGCAAGAGCGACCTCGTCGATCCGCACCGCGAACGGCGTCTGCTCGAAGAAGGCGTCAGGATCGCGAAACGTGCCGGCCAGCGTGTTGATCAGTTCCGACTTGGTGCGCTTGGTCGAGAAACGGAAGGTCTCGTCGACCATGATGTCGTCGTCGGTGAAGGTGAGCACCGTCGATTGCGCGGCACCGACGATCGGGAACTCGCCGGAGGCGTCCTCGATCCACGTCGCCGCGCAGGCCTCGAACAGCGGCTGGATGTTCTGGTCGTGGGTCACGCCGGATCCTGCCGCGGCGATGACGCCGGCGGAATAGCGCTTCAGCAGGCCGATGCTTTCGTCGCAGACATTGGCGGCTAGCGTCCAGTCGCCGAGCGGCAGGCGCCCGGCCGGCACGCCCTTGCCGACCATCATTTCCGTGCCGTTGAAGAAGCCGCGCTCCAGTCCGTAAACCATCAGCACCGGGTTTTCGGAAAACTCCCATGTGTCCTGGTCATTCCAGCGATGGGCGCCACCGCCGCCAACGGTGCTGTCCTTGCGCCAATCGTAGAGCGGGGCGCCCTGCACCTCGAAAAAGGCCTCCCACGGCTGCTGCATCTTTTCGCGGTCGAGCTGCATGGTGACGACGGCATAGGCGATGCCGGCGCCACGATGATCCTCGCTCCAGCGGCCGGGCGGATTGGCCTGGTCGATCAGGCCGGCATCGGCCACCTGATCCATGGTGCCGAGATAGACCTTGACCCAGATTTCCCCGTCTATGCCCTGGACGCGGAAACCCTTGACCGGATCCTCGACGCCGCCGAGCGAGCGCCATTCGCCTTCGGCACGCACGCGGGTGACGCCGGTGATGCGGAAGTCGGAAAGCTTGTAGACGTCTTGAATGGACCGGTTTCCCGAGCCATAGGCATTGCGGTAAAGCTTCTGGCCGGCGGTGCCATAGACGCCGAGGCCGACCGTGCGCGCAAGATCCTCGCCATAGACCGTATCGAGCTGGACGGCCTGCGCCTGCGGTTCCTGTTGGCCGAAGATCGCGCCGAGGGCATACTTCGCCGCAAGACCGATGCCGAAGCGGGCGAGGCCGGCAAGGATGGTCGAGCCGCCGAGCCAGGAAGCGAAGCCGCCAAGGCCGACCGCGCTGGCAAGCGGCGCGATGATCGGGATCAGGAACGGCATGCTGTCAGCCGACCTTGAATGCGGATTTGATGGTCATCTGCGAGACGAAAGACAGACCGGACTCTGTTTTCACCGCAAAGCCGAGATCGGTGATGAAGCCTGCGCAGAGCACGCCGTTGCGCTCGACAACGCCGATATCGCCGCGCTGCGCCATCAGCCGGCCGACGGGCGGGAACAGGCTGGCCAACGCCATCTCGACATCGCCGAAGCCGCGCTTGCGCAGGATCCTCGCAGCGCCGGCTTCGGTCTTGTATTTGCCACGGATGTCGGCGGCAGGATCTGTGCCGGTGATCGCCTCGACGGCATCGGCGACGGTCAGCAGGCAGTCGGACACGCCCCACACGCCGGGTGTCGACTTGTGCTGGTTGACCAGACGCGCAAGGCGGCGGTCCCAGTCGGGCAACCGGGTGAGCTTGAGCATGATCAGGATTGCCTCAGTCGAAGGTGATGTCGAAGAACTCGTGCCGCACGGTGCTGGCAAATTCGAAGATGCGGTCGCCGGGCGAAACGAGCTGCTGATCCTGATGGCTGGCGGTGCGATAGCCGTCGCGATGGTTGGCGATGGCGCCGGAGCGCACATTGGCAATCAGCTTCTTTTCGCCATTGTCACGGGAATGGTCGACCGTATCGATGAAGCCGTAAGCGCCGGGCTCTGCATGCAAAAACGAGCGGTCATCGGGATCGAAGTAGAAGTCGAACACCGTCACCGGCGCATCCTTGTAGCCTTCATCCTCGATCAGCAGCAGCTTGTCGGGCGTCAGGCCGGAATCGCGCTTGGCGACCAGTTCGACAGTGAAGGTCGATGCGGCAGTGCCGAGGCCATAGACTGGCTCGGAGACGCTGATCAGCGAATTCGGCCAGTAGACCAGGCCGTCGACGATGATGTTGCCCTTGCCGTTCCAGAAGCCGTACGTGCCGGTCGTGCAGGCGATCTTGATGCCCGAGCGGATGACGGCTCTGCCTTCGGACAGGACGGTCTGCAGGCGGGTCGGAAAGCTCATTTCGGGATCTCGACAAGGGTAAAGGTCGCAACCGGCTTCGGCTCGTCGGGGATCGAGAACGACCCCGGCATGACGCGCATGTTGGCGACCGGGTTCTTGAACGTGATGACGGCGCCGGCCGTGATGTAGGCCGGCACGGCCGGCTCGACGGTGACGGTGATCGCGTTGCCAGCGGCGACGCCGCCGGTCTGGACGCGAAACAGCGCATTGTAGTCGCCTGTCGTCGCCGAGATCAGATCGCCGGCGCCGAGCGTCAGGCCATTTTCGACGCTGTTGATGAGCAGCGAGTTGCCGGTGATCGAGGCCAGGGCGCCGGGATTGGCCAGCGCGGCGGCACCGGCATTGCCCCAATAGGCACGCGGGATGCACATGTGCTTGGGCGTGTAGAGCACCGTTTGCAAGCCGCCGCGGCTGGCATCCTTGAACGCTTCGACCAGGAGCCGTTCCGAAGCCTTCAGCGGCTTGGTGCGCATCTGGATGGTCCAGTAGCTGTCGGCATACTCGACGAACGCCATGGCGCGCGTGCCGGAGCGCGAAACCGAGACCGATTCCACCAGCTGCGGATAGGCATGCTGGAAGCCGACGGCGGGCAGGGCAATCGCCGTCATCGCATCAGCCCCGTCGTCTTGGCCTCACGGATGGCCTTCACCACACGCGGGGTGAATTCCTTTTCGAATTTCTTCAGCGCGGCCGTCACCTGCTCGCCCGAATCGCCCTGACCGCCGTCCTGCATCTGGATGACAGGCGCAAAGCTAAGACTGATTGCTTGGCTGACGCCTGCGCCAGCAATCGACGGCAGCTTCGGAACGCTTGGAAGGATGGTGCCCGACTGGTGGGGCACAAACAGCTCAGGTCGCTTCTCTCCAACGATGTAGGGCTTCCCAGCGGTAACCGGCCCTCCCTTGGCTCGAAGACCGAGGGCGGAGATGATGCCAGGATCACTTCCCCCGCCGCCACCAAGGCCGATGGCGCCCAGAAGGCCGCCGAGCAAGCCGCCGCTGCCGCCGCTGGCGCTGTTCGCCTGCAGGATTGCATCAATCAAATCTTCCTCGATCTTGTCGATGATCTTGTCCAAGGCATTTAGGGCAACATTGGCCAGATCGTCCCAACCGAGCTTTCCGTCATCGAGCGCCGAGCGCAGATCGCCGAACACTCCCTTTAGAACGTCCCTCTGTAGGTCTTGAGCTTCCTGCGCCTTGCGGAGTTTATCGGCTTGGTCAGCATAGGCTTCGGAGACGTCGTCAATCGCCTTGATTTGGCTAGGCGACAATTTCGCATTTTGCCAGTCCTGGTCTCCCTTGCGGCGAGCCTCCTCACGGACCTGCTTCAGGGCCTCTTGTTCGAGGTCCAACGCGACTTTGCGCTTTTCCTGTTCTTTGAACGTGAGACCTAGAGCGCTCTGTTCTTCAAGCAGTGCGGCGGTTCGGTCCTTCACGGACTGAATGTCTTCGTCGAAACGGTCGTCTGCTGTTTTGCGGGTGCTGCCTTTCGTCGGCGTCGGCGTGGCGCCGCTTCCGTTTCCGAAGCCGTTGGGCTTGCCGGCCGCGATCTTGTTTATTTTGGCAACCTGGGCGTCAAGCTTGTCGGCAGCAGCGCCGAAGACATTAAGGCGTTGTTCGGCGTCAGCGATGTCGTATTTGAACGGTGTGAACTCCATGCCCGTGTACTGCTTGAACGTATTGTTCCTTTGAACGGCGGCGTCAAAGTCTGCCTGCGCCGCCTGCTCCGAAGCATGGGCGGCTTCCGCCTGGGTGGCTATCAGTTGCCGCAATGCAGTGATCTGGTCATAGGTCGCGTCGGTCGCGCCCTTCAGCGCTCTCTCATTGGTGGCGATCGCGTCATTTAGGTTTGAGGCCGAGCCTTTTGCGCTGCCCTGGCTTTCATAAAGTAGGAACAGCGCAGCGGCGGCGGCGCCGGCAACGAGACCAAGGGGGCCGAGAGCGGCCGTGAATGTGCCTGCAACGAGTGTTCCGGCGCGCATGGCGGTGAGGAAGGCTCCCAAGGCAACGACCGCGTTGCCAAGCCCAGCCACCATCCCGAGGATCGCGCGACCCGTCAAAGCTCCAATAATGATTGTCGCGAGCTCGACAACGACGTCGGCAACGCCCTTGAAGTTTGTGGCGAGATATTGAAGCGCGGCAACAAGGTCTCGGCTGGCGCCGGCGGAAGCATCCGCGTTTCCGATATAGGCTAGGAATTCATTGTTCACCTGGCCGATGGCGTCGGCGATCGTCGCGTTCGTGACCTTGAACTGCGCCTCGATCGGCTTCTGTGCAGCTAGGATCGCATGGAAAATCCGGTCCGAAGTGATCTTACCTTCCGCGCCAAGAGCCTTCAGCCCGCCGACTGTCGTCTTGAACTCTGTGGCAATCGCTTGCGCTAAGATCGGTGCGTTCTCACGCAGAGACCGCAGCTCGTCACCCTGCAGAACGCCGGAACCCAGCGCCTGACCAAGCTGTAGAATGCCGGCCGCTTGCTCGTTCGCCGACGCTCCACCAGCCTTGAAGGCCTTGGACACGATGTTCGTGACATCGGCGATCTCCTGCTCTGACTTGGCAACACCAGACGCCGAGCGGATAAGCTTCGCGTAAAGGTCGACGTAAGTCTCGAGATCGGTGCGCGCGTCGTTGGCCCCGGCCTTCAGTTCATTGAGCGATCGTGCCGAGACGCCAGCCGATGTTGCTGCGGCGCGGATCTTGTTCCCTGCCGCCGTCCATGCGTCCGCATATTGAGCAATCTCCCTAACGCCAAGTGCAGTGCCGATGCCGGACAGCGGCGCCAGAAGACCTTGGGCAGCGCTCTTCCCGATGCTGTTCAGACGGCTGTCAAATTGACGGGCGCGCCGTTCGATAGCATTAAATTGCGAATTGCTGATCCCGTTCGCGCGGGCGAGGCCCTTTTCGAAGGCCTTGAAATCGGCCGAAAGCTGGACAACCAGCTTTTCGAGGTCAGTTGCTGGCATAGAAGTGGCCAGCTTCTTGGGAGGATCGCATGTTTTCTACCTTGCTCGTGATTGCCGGTCTGACATCAACGCTGACGCCGCAGCAGGCTGACCGATGGATGGGCGCTTACCTTCACTCGATGAAGCTGCACTACGCTTGCCGTGGACACGGGAGCACGTATAGGACAGCGAAAAATATGGCCCTCCGCCAAGTCCAACTGCTGGACCTATATGGACCAAGTGGCCGGTTCACGGTTCGCGATGTCACCAACCTCGATCGCGACCTCCAGGCCGGAAAGGTCACGCTCGACGCGTCCATCAATCTAAAGGATTGCGAGAACCTTTTGCTTGAAGACAAAGCTGACCTTGAGGCATTAGGCGACGGAAAATAGCCGCTCGACCGGCAACAGCGCCACTGGGTTGAACGGCACCTTCGGCTGAAGCCCGATGATAGGTGCGGCGTCCGCGGTCAGCCAGTCCCACAACGCGTCCTTGTCGGCCTCGGAAAGCTGCCTGTCTGACCCTGATTGCGACTTCCGGAAGCCCTCGACGACCGCATGGAATTGCCAGATGCTCATGCCGTTCACCTGTTGCGGTGAATAGCCCATGACTTGGCCGTAGCCGTATAGGACTTCAAAGCGGACCTTCCCGTTTGGCAGATCGTCTAGGGTGACGCCCTCATCCTCTTGGCTTTTTTTTTTAGGCTCGCCTGCCTCGTCGGGAGCGCCCATGCACGCCGCCATCAATATGGCCTGCGCGATCGGCAGGTTTTCCGCCGGCGGGCGGTCCTCGACATAGGATCGAACCAGCGTCAGAGCCTTCGCTGGCTCCATGCCGCCGCCAATCAGACCCAGCCGTATCACGTTCGAAATGTCGGTGGTTCTGCAGGTTCGATCCATGAGACGACCGAGCACCACGAACGGACCGGCATCGGTCTTTTCCTGAAGCTCGGCGAATTCGCCCCAGCCGACGCGGAAGGGATAGGTCCCATCCGCGAAGTCCAGCGTCACCCTGGCGTCGCGGCTCATTTACGGGGTCACCACGCGAACCAGCTCACCGTCGCTCGACATCTCGACGTTGTTGGTCACCCGACCGTTCTTGGACGGGTTACCCATGGTCACGGTTCCGACATGCATGAAACCGGTCCACGTGATGGTTTTCGCAGGGAATTCCATCTCCACTTTCACCGGGATGCTGTCGGGGTTCTCCCAGGCATCGAGCCACGTCTCAACGGATTCGTTGGCGAGAATGCCTTCGCCACTGATCGTCACCGATAGGCTGGTGGCGTCGCGTCCGAGCCAAGCCACCTTGTCGGGGTCGACACAATCCGGGAGGCTGAATTCCTCCAGAGCCTTGGTCAGCGTCATCGACTTGGAAAGAAAGCCGCACGGCGCGGTGTAGACGATCGGGGAGGCGCCGTCACCGAGAAGAACTCGGAACTTGCCGCCTTTGAGGGT